ATAAGAAAATAATCACATGAGCGTATTGAATACTAAAAAAGACCACTTGAAATCTTTGGCATTTCTAGACAAATCGGGAGGTCCTGGCATTCAACGTTATGACACACTCAAATATAAACAGTTCGACAAACTAACAGATAGACAGTTAGGTTTCTTTTGGAGACCAGAGGAAGTTGATGTCATGCGTGATGCAAAAGACTTTAAGGACCTAACACCATACGAACAACACATTTTCACAAGCAATCTGAAACGTCAGATTTTGCTCGACTCTGTGCAGGGCCGTTCGCCCAACTTGGCCCTGTTACCGATTGTGTCGTTACCAGAGATTGAAACATGGATCGAGACTTGGGCTTTTAATGAAACAATACACTCACGCTCATACACACACATCATTAGAAACGTTTTTTCCGATCCATCTAAGGTGTTTGACGAGATGATGGACATCAAGGAGATAACAGAGTGTGGTGAGGATATCACCAGATACTATGATGATCTAATTGAATACGGTGCTTGGTATAACCTATTAGGCGAGGGAGAGCACACGGTCAACGGTAAAAAAGTCACTGTTGATTTATACGAGCTTAAGAAGAAACTATGGTTATGTATTAACTCAGTTAACGCACTGGAAGGTATTCGTTTTTATGTTTCATTTGCTTGTTCGTGGGCATTTGCTGAACTTAAGAAAATGGAAGGTAATGCTAAGATTATCAAATTAATTGCTAGAGATGAAAACGTTCACCTAGCATCAACACAGCACTTATTAAAAATGTTACCACAAGACGACAAAGACTATGTTAAGATTAAAAAAGAAACAGAACAAGAAGTAGTTGACATATTCAAGTCAGCAGTGGCACAGGAAGAAGCATGGGCCAAATACCTGTTTAAGGATGGTTCTATGATTGGTCTTAACGAGCAGTTATTGAAAGACTATGTTGAGTGGATTGCTAACAAACGTATGAGCTCATTGGGCTTACCTCAGATCTATAAGGGTGGATCAAATCCCCTGCCTTGGACACAGAAATGGATCGCAGGTGGAGAAGTTCAGGTTGCACCACAGGAGACAGAGATCTCATCATACACGATCGGTGCTGTCAAACAGGACGTGTCAGAAGAAACATTCAAGGGATTTAGTTTATAATGCTTACAGTATATTCAAAACCAGCCTGTCCTTTCTGCGACAAGGCCAAACACTTATTAGAAACACGAGGTGTTAATTTTCAAGTAGTTGACATATCACAGGATGCTGATGCACGAGATTTCCTCGTGGATTCAGGATTCCGCACAGTTCCACAGATATTCAAGGATGGAGAATTATTCGTTGACGGCGGCTATCAAGGGCTAATTAAGTTAACAGAAGACGAATTTAACTCTAAACTTGGATAACTTATGGACATACAAAAGAACGAAACTTACACATTCAAATTAAACTCAGGAGAGGAACTGGTGACAAAGGTTGTGGATATATTTCCCGACCATTACATCATTAGCCATCCTGTGTCAATAGCACCTGCACAACAGGGAGTTCAAATGATCCCAAGTGCGTTTACTCTAGATCTTGAAAAAAATGCTCGGCTAAATATTAGTAGTATAACAATGGTGTTTGAAACAAACCCTGAAGTTGTTGAAAACTACAGAACAGCGACCACAGGAATCGTGGCACCAGAAAAGAAAATCTTAAAGGGATAACGAAATGCCAGCAATAGTTAGGCAAGGTGATATTAACGATGCGGGAGGCGCCGCGGTATATCCAACATCATCAACGGTTAAAGTAAATGGTCGTTTCCTAGCACAACCAGGAACACTGGTAACTCCACATCCATGTTGTGGCGCCGACGGTTGTGAGATTCACTGTGCGGCCGTAATTATTGGACCAGGATCAAGTTCAGTGACCATCGAAGGTAAACCTGCAATCACAGTAGGCGACTACGATGTTTGTGGACATAGTAGACTCACTGGCAGTCCTGACGTAACGGTAGGTTAAGTATGGCCTGTGCAGGATATTATACCGGACTGATGTTGACCATGGCCCAAACGGCCTTGAGTAATACTGGTTTTGGCGAATCTCTCAAAAGCTCAGTAGGTGATGCCATTGGTGATTTCATTGACTCAACTCCTTTCCTTAGTGGCTTAGATGAAATGGCACAGTCTGTGGCTGAGTGGGGTAGTGAGGTATTTGATAATTTTACCTCAATGGGAGATGGAATATTCAACGGGCTTGGCAACGCACTGACAGCAGAAGGCAAGAGCGTTTTGGATAACGCACTTATGACTTCAGCCATCAACTCAGTTTCTCAAGAGTTGTTAGGTGCAGACATATCAGTTTATCTACAGCACGTAGCACAGGCAAATAGTTGGACGGCAGGACGTAATGCTATAATAACTTCAGCAATCATTGATACTGCCACATACGCATATGAATCAGTAAATTCAATCGATTCACAGGTTACAGCAAAACTATCATCTGTAAACAAAGCATTACCAACATTTGCTAATGAGTTAGCAAACACCGGTGCGATACTTGATTTTTCAAATTTAAATCAGATGGGTAATCCATTAAGCCTAGTAAAAAATCTACAGATACAAGCAGGCGGACTAGCAGTGTTGGAACCAGCATTACTAGCACAAGGTATTAACCCAACACAGTTAAACAATGTATTAAGTAATACCACTGATATTAATGGTGTTGCAAGTTTATCAATTCAAGATGCATTAGGAACAGGCGGCATTGTAGCAATAGCAGAGGATACTTTAGTTGGAGATATTCTCAGCGGCGGAACAACAATATACGAAGGCACTACATCAGTTGCCAACAAAGGATTAGGACAAGCAGTCTATGATGCACTTGGTTCAGTTGAAGGCACAGAACTTAGCACAATGCAGAGTATCATGGGATCAAATGTAAGCGGAGTAACAACTGCACAGGATCTATTAGATCCAAGCAAACTATTCCCTATAAGTTATGAATCATTGACATCAACAGCATCAGTAGAAAAAGTTGAAAACACACAATCACAGCAGGCATCAAATCTAATAACTGGAACTGCAAAAATTTATACGAGTTAACATATGGCATCAGTAAACGACAAATTTAAAGGCATAGGTTCGGAGTTATACTCATCAACACCTGAGGACATAGCAGATGCTAATCGTGCATTAGCAAATAGTCTAGGTCAGATCAAAAACGTCTTTAATGTAACTCCACAGCAATTAGCCACAGTGGGTGCAACATTAGAAACACTCAAAGGATTAGATCAACTCGATGGCAAGGTGATACCAGCACCTGATACTATTGAATATTTTAAAAATAATTTTGCTGATGGCAGTGGACAGAATGGCGAATACTTATTAACTGATGTTGTTGGAACTCCTACAGGATGGGTGCATAACGATGAACTAGCGGCAGAAGCCCCTAGGTTAGCTGAACTAGAGAGGATAGGTGCCCTAGATAATCTTGTGAGAGAACCTGGAGGATTCGCACCTGCTAACACAAGCAATGGTATCTATACTGTTATGAAATATCATGTGATACATGATTCATATTATACACCAATTACTATAATTGACCTTTCAGAACCTAGTGGATTTAGAACAATACCACGATGGACAATACCATCAGGAGTATATGGTGCTGGCATATACGGTTCTAGAGATGCAGTCCTACAAGCTCTAATAGATCTAGCCAACACAGAGATTACCCAGATCGCACATGACTATCCACTACAGGCTAGCCAGAGTGTAACATCATATACTAACATGGCAAGACAATTAAAACGTGAGAAAGAAACATGGGCAAAGGTGGGTATTAATCCTGCAACAACATTGGCTGGAACTGAACAGCCAATCATGCAGTTTGTAACAAATATACATGACTATGGTAATGACACTACCTTAGGCGGTAAGGCCTGGATATTTGAGCAACTAGCAGTTAAAACGACTAGAGGCGGGCAGGCAATCATTGGAGCCATGCGTGAAGGAAGAAATATTCAAAGGTTAGCAGATGCTGGTATTCCAACGAGCCTATTCCGTGATCAGAGATTTGAAACAGAAGAACAGGCAACTTTACTAGATTCAACCTACACAGTTGAAGAAGCAAAGAACTCAATCAAAGAGTAGTAATATTTAAAAAGTGATCAAAATTGTAGTCTGCAATTTCTTGTGCTTGTTCTAATCTACGGTCACCATTTTTTCCTGTTGGATTCCACTCCCAGTCGCCCCAGAAGTGTATCTGATCAATTACTTTTTGCATTAACTTCCACCGCTCTATCCCCTCATATTGATCGTATGATTCATCCCATATTGTGTCCCATGTTTTAAAACCAAGATCTCTTAGATTTTTGAGGTAGTTTTTAGGACCGTATACGACCATTGGCTTTTT